TTGGTTAATAAAATACTAAATAATTGTACTCTCTCAGAATATCTGTCACAAAGTAGATTTAAAATGAGACTTCAAAGGAGAGAACGGGATAGGACGGGAAAGGCAGAGATAACAAGGGATAGAGCGAATTTAACGGAGACAATTTTAAGAGTTTGTGACAGCAATAATGAGAAAAACGGTCAAAATTTCATTTCAGTTTTTGAGGTGATGAAAAATAAGAGGATAATCGGCTGAAAGCGTTGATAACACAGCGTTTCAAGTTGATTATCTTATTTTTTTGCTTTTTACCTGTACAAAAAGTTAGGTGACAAATTGGAATGCGTGCGGAAGTGTGCGAACGGAGCGTGCGAGGTGTGATTTTAGCGTGCGAAAACGAGAGGGCAAAGGGCGAAAAGCCCATGTTTATAAGCGTTCGAGAAAAGGAACGCTAAAAAGGGGAAGCGTGCGAAAATGAGGGAAAATGGGTTAAAAAAGGAGTTGGAGCAATGGGACAAAATAGCACTTTAAAAAATTGATGTCCCATTGGCTTATTTTAGCCGTTTCTAAGGTTTTTTTTGTAAAAACGCTTTAATAAGGTAACGGGACAAAGTGACATTATATTTATGTATTTTATTCATATAAAACGCATAAATATACATCAAAATAATTAGTAAAAAATGTATATAAAAAGGTTTATAAGTAAATCTATAAAATCAAAAAAAATTAAGCTATACTAGAATTTGACAATGTTTCGTCTGAATGGGATGAGATTTGTTTTTCTTTGCTTTTAAGCAATCTGTTATATTTTAGCTGAACCATAAGCAGAATTTCTTCTTGATCCATCTCTGAAAGTTCAGAGAATTGCTTCAAAAGTTGTTCTTCAAGAACGCTTAATTCTATGGTAGGCTTTTCTACAGTTGCCTGCTCTTTACCAAATAAAAGCCAATCTACTGAACAGTCTAAAATCTTTGATAGACCTATTAATGCAGTAGATGAAGGGAGAACTTTACCACTTTCAATGAGACTGAGGTTTCCAGTAGATATACCAGCAGTTTTTTTTATATCAGCCCCTGTAAGGTTTAAAGCTTTTCTTCTTTCTTTTATTCTGAGTCCTATTAACAAATTATCCATTGAATCTCCTATCTTTAATATTAAAGAAAAATATTAAAATATTATTGACAAATCTCTAATAATAAAGTATTATAATAGTAGTACTAGATTTAATATTAAACCTAGTACAAGATAAAAATACCATAAAATAAGTATTTTGACAATATACAAATAACCGTTCGGTTTGTGGAATCCCACTTTAATGAGTTGTAAAGGGAGTATTATACCTTAAAAACTCTAATATTAAATATTATAAAATGGTTGCCAATCCTTTAATAATATTATCTATTATGTGCTACAGTTCTTAAAATATTTGTCAAAAATACTTACATTATTTTAGCACAAAAAATGATTTAAAGCCACAAGTTGAGTGGAGAACTATAAATTCAACTAAAAATGAAATAAAAATAAGTGGAGAGGTGATGTTATTGAGAAAAGTGGCAAAGTACAGAGATTACTCAAGCTTTGGGAAAGATATCAAAAAAGCTTTAGTAGATAAAAATATGACAGCTACAGAATTGGCTTATAAGTTAGGTATTAAGCCACAGTATCTTAACAGTGTTATACATGGAAATAGAAGCGGAGAAAAATATAGAAAAAAGATTATTGAAATACTGGACTTAGTAGCTTGAAAGGAGTGTTGAATGGCTAAAATATTTTTAACACTTAATGAAGCTGCAGAGCTAGAAGATTCAAACTATGAAACTTTAAAAAAGAAGATTCAAAGGGATTCAGGTGGATATAAAGCTACTAAAGAAGTCAATGATAATGGAGGCAAGGAGAGAGTAATGGTAGCCCTATCTTCTCTATCCCCCAAAGCAAAAGCAGCATACGCTGAGAGGGTAAAACTTAAAAAACTTGCAGAGAAAGGCAGCAGTGATAAGGCTGAACCTCTTAAGGAAGAAAAGCCCTGGTATGTAGATTGTGATGTGGACTGGTTTACGGAAGTACATAAGAAGGAATACTACAAGGCTATGGAGCTTGGCAACATCATAAGGGAGTTTCTTGATTATGACGAAGCCGGAAGGACTGAGTTTGCTGACACCTTTGCAGCCGAAAGACTAGGAAAGGATAAGAGGACACTTTACAGGTATACCAAGGCTTACCTTACAGCTTCTGCCTGGGCAGACAGGCTTCATAAGGAAGACGGAGGAAATTATGAGTGTTTCAAAGTACTTTGTCTTTGCAGAAAGCCAAAAAATGCCGGAACATTTCCAAGCTTTACTCCGGAAGTAAAGCAGGCTATTAAAAATATATGGTTTAATGAGGACTTTGCAAGAAACCAAGGCACAAGGGAAATGCTCTATGACAAGCTTACAGCCCTTAAGAACATCAACAACTGGGAGAAGCTTCCAAGCTACCAGTCGGTGACAAGGTATATAAGCTTTCTTATGGAAGACGAGAACATGCGTAATGCATGGTATCTTGCAAGCAGGGGAGAGCGTGAATACCGTGGAAATGTAATGGTTAAGGCAGAAAGAAACACAAATGACCTTAAGGTTATGCAGGTATTGATGGGTGACGAGCATACCTTCGACTGCTGGGTATCATATAAGCACCCTAACGGAAAGGTTACGGCAGTAAAGCCTAAGCTTGTTGCGTGGGTGGACATAAGATCAAGGATGATACTCGGTGATGTGATGTGCAGAGATGCAAATAGTGAGACACTTAAGGAGTCGCTTTTGAAGCTTCTGTATCATGATGCCGGAAGCGTACCGCAGTACATCTACATTGATAACGGTAAGGACTACACATCAAAGAGAATGACAGGCTTTGCAAGAAATGACAGGCAGAGGGCACACTTTGACGATGCCACAGAAGGCTTTTACAAGTCCATAGGGATTGAAGATTACCACAGGGCACTTCCTTACTATGCATGGACTAAAGGACAGGTTGAGAGGTTCTTCGGCACTGTCTGCAAAAAGTTTGTAAGGTGGTTTAAGAGCTATACCGGAACTCTTACAGGCTCAAAGACTTCAGATAAGATAAGTAAGGACATAAACGGAATGCTTGAAAGAGGAGAGCTGCTTACCATAGAGGAGTTTTATGAGAAGTGGCAGAACTGGGTAAAGGAAGTCTATGCGGTAAGCGTGCAGGGAGGTCTTAAGGCACAGGGAGAGAAGTACACTACCCCTCTTGGCTGCTTTGAAAATGCTGAAAGATATATGAAGGCGGTACCGCCTAAGAGTTATGCTACGCTTCTTATGATGAAATCAGAGAGAAGGCTTGTAAGAAATGTAGGAGTAAAGGTTGGAAATCTTACATATAGGTCTGATGACCTCTGCCAGTATATAGGGCAGCATGTGGATATCAAGTATGACATTCACGATATGCAGACAGTCTACATATTTAAGAACGGAAAGCAGGTATGTGAGGCTTATGCCCAGGAGCTTATGACCTTTGTAAGCCCGGACGGAGTGGAGCAGGATGCATTAAAGGAACATCTTGGCAGACAGAAGAGACAGCTTAAGAGAGACAGGGAACTGCTTAGAGAGGCTAACATTCCTTTTGAAGAGTTAAATGCCGGATATGTCGGATTTTCTTCCACAGTAGGCGGAATTGACCTGATGATAGGAAAGAAGCCTGAAAAGAAGGAAATAAAGAATAATGTTGTATCTCTTCCAAAGGATAGCACTTATAAGAATGGATTCAGGAAACAGGAAGACAGCAACGGAAATGACTACATTAACAGAAAGGCTGCAGAAGCATTAAGGGACTTAAAGGCTTTGTAGCAAAAGATTAGAAAGGGGACTTGTTATGGAGGCTGTACAGCTTTATACAGAGGAGAGGGAACTTAAGGATATTGTACAGGATATTCTTTCCCAAATGGACATAACCAAGGCAGAGCTTGCTGAAAGGCTTTCGGAAATGGGAGAAGTCAGGTATACAAGGTCTACCATAAGCAAATATTTATCAGGAAAATATGACTCTAACCCGGAAGGGATTGAGGCAGCACTTTGGGAGTTTGTACGAAGTGTTGAAGGGGATGAGCAAAACAATGGAACAGGCTTGAGGTCAAAGACTGAATACTTTGAATCGGCTGACTTTGTAAATACTTTAGGTATATGCCGTTCCTGCCAGGAAGACATGGCTCTTGGGATTGTGGTTGCAAAGTCAGGCTATGGCAAGACACACAGCTTAAAGAAATATGCCAAAATGCCAAGAGTTGCCTACATAGAGTGTGATGACACCATGGCATGCAGAGATCTTGTTGAGGCTATAGAAAAGGAAATAGGAATGCCACAGGGGGCAGGAGGCACTATATGGAGCAGGGTGAACCGCATAAGGGACTTCTTTAACACAAATGAAGGCTATCTGCTTATCATAGATGAAGCCGACAAGCTGATAAACAAGTACACCCAGAAGAAGATGGAAATAATAAGGGGAATATATGACCAGTCAGATGTGGGAATAGTGATTGCAGGAGAGCCAAGGCTTGAAGCTGAAATAAAGAGTAACCTTGTACGCTTTGCAAACAGAATGGACTTTTATTACAAGCTTAAAGGTCTTACAGAACAAGAAGTAAGAGATTATCTTGAAGGCTATGAGATAGACGAGCAGGCTATGAATGAGTTTATGTTAAGGGCAAGAAATAACCAGACAGGATGTTTCAGGCTTCTTGACAGGACACTTACAAACGTGCTCCGTCTTATGAAGGAAACAGGAGAAAAGAGGATAACCCTTAAAGTAATGAGGGAAGCAAGCGGAATGATGATGTTATAAGAAGGGAGAACGGTTATGAAGAGAAGAATGATAATACAGCTTGAAGGAAGCAGTGAGACAATAAACAAGCTTGAAAGGATTTTCACACAGTCAGCAGTAGGAATGGCAGGAGAAGGCGGACTTAACGGTTATGTAATAACAAAAGAGAACATAGCCGAAAAAGGCGAAATACTAATCCCTGATTTTATTAAGAAAAAGCATGGTCTTTCAAAGGAGGCGGTCTGATTGTATGAGCCAAGCATAAAAATGTTATGGGGGATTGCAAAAAGTAAAGAACTTTCAATGTCTGATGATGACCTGCATGAGTTTGTGTATGGACAGACAGGCAAGTCTAGTATAAGAAAACTTACAAAAAGGGAGCTTTCCCTTGTAATAACAGCTCTTGGAAACCTTAAGGATATGGCAGGAGGAAAGAAAAAGACCGGCAATCCTGTCACAGAGGAACAGAGGAAGAAGCTTTACATACTCTCAAGAAGGCTTGGATGGAAGGATAACAGGCGGATAAACGGAATGGCTAAGAGGATGTTTAAGGTTGACCGCATTGAATGGCTTGACTATACACAATGCTCCAAGCTGATTGAAGCCCTTAAAGCCATGCTTAAGAGGGAAGGAGAGAAGGAATGAAAGATCAGAGCATTAAGCTGAACCTGATAAACGGCAGGGTTTCAATGGAGTGTGGGCAGGCAGAGTTTGAAGCTGTTGCAGTTATGTGTGGGGCAATGCAGGCACTGATTGCTTATGAATGCTACAGGAGATTTGATAATGTGGATGATGTAAGAAATTACATGCTTGATCTTCATCTTAGTGCCATGGATGACTTTATGGTATATGTGAAAAGAGGTGGAATAGATGACCAAAAGTGAGATAAAAGAGAAGGCAAAATAAAAAAGATACTACAGGCAAAAGGACTCCTTCCACCGGACAAGAAGAGGCTAAACCGGAAGAAGTTTATAGATGAAGCCATGGAAGAATGGGAAAAAAGAGATTTAGGCTGCATTTTGTGGGATTATTACATCCAACAGGCACTTATCTGGATGACTTCTTATACTGATATGAACCTGAGGCTTTCCCCACAGGCAGTTGGAGCTGCAAAGGTATATAAAATTGCGCTAAAGCTTAAAGAGTTTGAGGAAGAAAAGAGAGAGCTTGGAGAAACTAAGTATAAATTTAAAGAGGTTTATGAGAGCCTGAAGGACATTATGGAAGCATAGGAGGGCTTATGAAAAAAATATGCTTTGTATGTGACTTCTGCGGTAAGGAAATCACCGGGGAAGGTATGAGGCTTATAAGAGTATCATTTGAAAAAGACGGAACCTTCACAGAACCGGATAATGCTTGCGAGTTTCATTTCTGTAAGAAGTGCAATGCAAGTCTTATGGCTGAACTTGATAAAGCTGAGTATGTTAAGACTAAAAATAAAGCTTTGGGTATCAAGGATAAGGAAAAAAGCCCGGACAAAAGTTCAGGAAAAAGACTTGATGCAGGTAAAGTGATGGCACTGAGTAAAGCCGGGTGGAGCAATGAAAAGATAGCCGAGGAAATGAAGGTAACGGAAGAACAGATTTATAAGTGTATATATTATCAGAAGAATAAACAAAGCAAGTCACAGACTGGAAAGGAGAATAATGAGGAATAATTACAAGAAAGTATCAAGCCATGGTTCAATCAACATACCTGTTGCAATGAGAAGGGAGATGGGACTGCAGGGCGGTGATCCTATGGAGGTATCAAAGGAAGAGGATAAGATAGTAATAAGACCGTATACACCGCGCTGCTTAGCGTGTGAGGGTACAGAGGAGGTAGTTCAGTATCTTGGCATAAATATCTGCAAGAAGTGTGTGGCAAAGGTACTTGAAAAGATGAAGGGAGAGGCATAATGGCAGCTATAAAAGAAATGACAACAAAAGAGCTTGTAAACGAGGCTGTAAGGCTTGACAGGGAACTTAAAACAAGTAAGAAAACACTTGATGACGTAAAAGCAGAGCTGCAGGCAAGAGGGCTTAAGGACATAGAGGACAGAAATATCAAGTTTGTAAGGTATTATGCAAAAGATGGAAGTGTATCGGTACTTGATGCGCAGAGTATGGACGTTATAAATGTTGACAGGCTTAAAGAGGTACTTTCCGAGGGTGTGTGGAAGTCAAAGGTTACTGAGGAAACAAAGACAACCTATAAATATGACAAGACTCTTGAAAAAATGCTTAAAGCAGCCTTTACAGGTGACTATAGCTTTGAGACAAGCCTTGAGGACTTCCTTGATACAATGCCTGATAAACCTGATGACAAACAGAAGAAACTTCTGCTTAAAAAGCTTAAAGGCGAGTATGTAGCTGATAGGAAAACACTGATAAGCGTATTCGGACATGGTGAGGAAGAGACCGGATATTTTGATGTTGAGTTATGGCACATCTACAAAATAAAGAACGGAGAGCTTATAAAGAGCTTCCTTGGCAGTGAACAGATTGAAAAGGCAATAGCCGGAATAAGAAACTGCCTTATAGTGGATTCAAAAACAGGAATAACGGTTGATTATGATAAGGAGGATAAATAGATGACAGATATATCAAGCGAGGCAAAAAAGGCAGGACTTAATGAGCCTGTGAAGGACATTGATGAAATGACAGAGGATGAGCTTATGACATTCAGGAACTCATTTAATCCTGATATGATGGGCTTTGATGGAACAGAAGGAATTGAAGATGATGCAGCGGAACAGGAGGGCTATGCAGATGAGGAAGATTAATAAGCTTCTTACAAAGATAAACTTTTCAGATGCCAACAGAAAGCCGGGACAGATTAAATACATAGTAAAGCATTACTGTGGAGCTGAAGGTGATGCAAAGGCAAACTGCAGATACTTTGCCACCGGCTACAGGGGAGCAAGTGCTCACTACTTTGTTGGTTACAGCGGTGATATATGGCAGTCCGTAGAAGATAATGACATAGCATGGCACTGTGGGGCAAGGGCATATAAGCACCCTGAGTGCAGGAACACAAACTCCATAGGCGTTGAGTTCTGTGTGAAAAAGAATAAGGACGGAAGGTGGTACTATACGGAAGAGACAAAGGCTGCAGGGCTCGAACTTATCAAATACCTTATGGACAAATACGGAATTGATGAAAACCATGTCGTGAGGCATTATGATGTGACCGGAAAAATATGCGGTGAGCCTGATGTAAGAAACAACGGCAAGGAATGGGAGAAGTTTAAGAAAGACATAAAAGGGCATGGCAGGAAGGCAGGAGCCCCGGAAGATAAAAAGGGAGAAGCTTCCAAGTCTGGAAATAAAACCAATGACACAGGACATATCGAGTTTAAGGTAAAGACTACCTGTGACAATCTTAACATAAGGCTTGGCGCAGGTGTGGAGTACAAGGCAGTAGGAGCAATCAATGAAAAGGAAGGAAGCAAGAAGCTCTACACCATAACAGCTACAAAGAACGGCTGGGGAAGACTAAAAGGCGGTGCAGGGTGGATTGCACTTGCCTACACCAAAAGGGCGGATTAAGGCAGAAAGGGGATATAAATGGATAAGAAACTTCTTGATGAGCTTATGGCAGATGTAAGACCGGAAGATCTTGACGAAAAGAACCGGGCAATATTTGAAATCATAGGCATTGAGGCAATGAAAAAGCTTTTTGACCTTAGAAGAGGTGACAACCTTTATATTCCCAAGCCTGAAAAGCTTATTATGCAGGCAAGAAACAGAAGGATAATAAAAGAGTACAGGCAGGGTATTACAATAAGCTGCATTGCAAAAAAGTATGACCTTACAGTGCAGCATGTATGGAGAATTGTAAAAGAAGAGCCTATAAAAGGGCAGAT